GGAAGACAGTAAGGGTATTACTTGGCGGGCTTTCTCATCGTTGTAGCCATAATACTCTTTGATTACTTCCACGTCATTGTAAGTGGTTGGTTTAACCCACTTAGAGAAACGTTTTCGTTTCCTAACGATATTTATAAAAAAGTCATATTGTAGACGGTTGTCAATATGATGGTGAATGTTCATCGCATTCGCAAGACCAACCGTGTCTTGAAAGTACGACAGTGTACGGTTTACTACGAAGGGTACGTACTGCTTCTCTTCGTCTGTTCCTATCATGAGGTTTTTCTTGGTAGTGTTGATACTATTCAAGAAATCAAACGGACTAATCTTCTGTCCATCCATAATCATAATCCTCTTCGTAAATACGCATTATACGTTTTTTCTGGTCTGGTGTCAAGAGTTCAACGCCTCCAAACCATTGACCGGATGTATAGTTCGAATGTATCTTATCAATCTTTCTACTGCACTTGGTTTCGGTTCTGAGCCATTCCATCATCCGTTTGAAATCACTCATACTCCAAATCTTGTTATACTGACCACGGTTACCGTGAAAGTATGTCTGCGTAAAGAAGTGTGAGTTATGTATTTCACCAGTCCACACACCGTCTATAATATCATCCAAAGAATCTGGAAGTGGGTTTACATCTGAGAGTCTCGACAAACGTTCTAGTTGTTCGACAGTTAATGACTTCGAAGTTGACAACATCTCCGCCGAGCTCGCATACTCAGTCTTGATATACTCACATGCGGACATGAACCTTTTGATGGGATCTCTTGAAACACAAGTTTTGTAACTGTCCTTACGAAAAGGTAAGTCTGGTTTATGTCCATGTTTCTTAATATCTTCCATCCTCCAAACTTTCGTACCCATAGTCAGACTCACACGATCAGACTGATCTTGTGGGACACCGTAGACATACAACATAGCCCACTTCAAACTACTCATACCATTCTTAGGACATATCCTAACATCGATGTTGTTTGGGAAGTACAAGACATTTTCTATGGGGGTCATCGTTCCCCTGAGGCGATGCCGCAGAACCTTTCTCAGTTCTTTTGCATATAAATCATCTGCGGTTGTCATATTTGGGTTACTTCTATATCACACTTTGAAAGAAACTTTAGACCCAGTTCTCCACGTGGATACTCGTTTCTCCAAAACACTTTCGATATTCCAGACTGGTAGATAAGTTTTGCACAGTCCAAACAGGGGGCAACCGTAGTATACAAGGATGCGTTTTCACAAGACTCGTTACTACGGGCGACCTTTGCAATTGCATTGGTCTCTGCATGTAACACTTCGGGTTTGGTTCTCAGGATCGTCGGTTCTGCATCAAGACCATACTCACAGTTATTATCCCAACCACTAGGCATACCATTATACCCGATAGACACGATGCGGTTGTCCTTCACAATAACACAACCAACCTTCGCCCGTCTTGCAGACGAAAGGTTTGCGTAGACTTCCGCAGAGGTCATATGAGCAGCATCCCACTTATTCATTTTTCTTCCACTCCATATCTTATGTACTTATACCAAACACGTTCGTGTCCGTAGTACAATCCGAATTTTAATACTAGGTCTACAAAGAATACCGCTCCGATTGCGGACGGGGGTAGACCGAACATCCATGCAATCAATGCGGTTGTAGTACTAGCGATTATCCTCCAAGTTACTGCCTTAGTCAGGTGTCTCTTCTTCAAGACCCAACGCCTCCCTTATCTTCGGGGGGAAGTAACTATCCGGTTTCATGACTTTACCAGTTTCGGGATTTTTAATCAACTTACCTTCGACCACTTTACTCATGTTGGATTGGAATACCGCCTCCCACACTTTATAGAAATCTATACCCAGAGTACTGGATAAACCCATCAATACCCACACCGTATCTGCGATACCATCCGCAACCTCAACGATGTCTTGATTCGCAAACGCTTCTTTGATTTCATTGAACTCTTCTTCAACCAGATCCATGTAGAGTCTAGACTGATCCTCTTCGAACATCATCTCAGGGTTTTGGGGTAACTCATACCGCATGGGTTGTTCTGCCGCCATCATGAAGACATCAACGTCTTCTTGGGGACTAAACCCTTTCTTATCTTCTACCAATGTCTTAACACTCCACTTATAATGAAACAGTTAGTCGCAACGGCTTGCAGTATTAGGATGGTTCTCACCCAAGCGACTGCATCCGATTCTTCGTCTGTACTCCCAGACTTTTCTCCAAGAGCCTTAAACCAAATTCTCTTCATCTTGTCCATCACGAATCCTCATCTTTTCTAAACTGAGTTTGTCCTTTAGTGACATCAAGTATGCCGCAGCAGATAGAATTAGAATCGCCCCACCCTCAGCGAGTAGTTGCATCTCCTGCATCTCCTTACTATGTAGGATGATTAATCGACACAGTGCGGTAATCGCAATAATGATAGGTAGGGTTACGGGAATACGTGTAGTACTATAGAACGCACCAACCATACCTAGAACCTCTGCGTAGATAAACAACATGAACAGATCTGACAGTTCAATTGACAGGTTCATGTACATACCATACAGGTATTGTATTGCAGCGCCAAAGGTGAGTGTACCTATAATACCCAATAAGACTTTCTCACTCCACTCCGTTGTCCAGTGCAAATTTCTATCAAACTTACTCACGTAGATTCTCTCCTCTAGAATTCCTATCTAGATCGAAACATTCTGTAAAGGTATCCCACAACCTTTGAAAACGAATCTCATAAAGTTCCTTGATACCAAGATACTTGTTACACATAGCATCCGCAACATCAGGTGGTATATGTTCCCACTTAGGACTGTCCATAAAATGTTCGGTCACCATATTAATATCTTCGGTGACATTCCAACATTCCATGATAGATTGTTCTAAATCAAATCGATCTTTACTCATCATTTAATCTCCACGTTTGCCATGATCTCAGTCATACAGGCGACTAGGTTAAGTTCATGATCTGCCACGAACGCATTCTTGTATTGATAATCAGCGAGGATCAATACGAGTTGTGGAATAGACTGTGGTGCAACATATTCGTTCATCAAGTCATAGATCCCACGAAACACTGCGGCGGGTTCTACGTCCATGTTGTTGACCACCCATGACCGCATGGTCTTGAAGTTCTTCTCTTTGAGGGAACGGAACAAGAGACTGTAGTTCTCATTTGCGTCATTAATGATAACTGTAGTTTCCAGTTGACCAGAGATAGAGTGACGTTGCAACTCATTGAGTACACGTCTCCAGTCTGGAGAGTGACGCATGATAACTTGTGCGAGAGTATCCTTGTTATAGGCGACACCCTCAGTCTTGAGGATATCATCCGCACGTCTCATGAACTCCGAACAGAGTTGCGCCTGAACCTTCTTGTTGAAGTTAAACTCGTAATTAGAACAACGAGAGTGTAGGGGTTCGATGACACGGTTCTTGAAGTTACAGGTCAGGATGAACCGACAGTTAGAAGAGAACTCTTCGATGAACCCACGGAGTGCGGGTTGTGTTGATTGAGGATTGAGGTAATCTGCCTCGTCTAGAATGACAACCTTGTACCCACCACTCAGAGATATGGAAGATGCAAACTGTTTAATCTTCCCACGAAGGGTATCGATGTTCCCCTCCTCGCTACCATTGATGACGATGTAATCGAGTCCAAGTTCATCACATATTGCACGTGCGACAGTGGTCTTACCAGTACCAGCAGTGCCAGAGAACAACATGTTAGGAATTTCACCGCCCGCAACTACCTTGGTAAATACTTGTTTGAGTTCAGACGGAAGGATCGTGTCAGAGACAGTTCGAGGACGATACTTCTCAACCCAGAGGAATTCATCACGCATATAGGTTTCTCCATAATAAAAATCACATTGTACACCATACGGTACAATCTGTCAAGAAAAAGAAGGGGGCATTCGCCCCCTTTCTTAAACACCAAAATTTTTGCGAACGAGTTCGAATACTTCTGCTTTTCGCATTCGGGATCTGACTCCTGCGATGTTGCATTCATCTGCAACCTCCAGAAGTTCGGCCTTCGTCATATCTTCTAAGGGTTTAGGTGGTAAATCAAAAGCTGGTTCACCATCTACCTCTTCAAGTCGATCTTCCGCATTATTTGCGGCTTTCGTAACAAGGACAAATACGACTGCAACAAACACGATTGCGATAATGCCGAGAGCATTTAGTTCCATATCAAACCTCCTTAGTTTGTGTGTGTATATAGTCTTGGGTTAACTGTCCATTGTGTAGAATATATGTCTACCCAATTGGACCTCACGGTTCATACGTCTGTTCCAGTGGGGATCAACGTAATCAGCATGGTAGAATAAACTACCCTTCGTGATGTCGTTACCAACACCTTGTGCACGATCTGTTGCGACCTTTGCGACAAGTTGGTATATTTCAGTGTACCTTTTCCATGCCCTTGGTATGTCGGATCTACCGTCACAATACCAACTGAATTGACACCTGTTGCGGAGAGGCATACGTCTCCCGTCCGGTGTCGTATATGTCTGACCTTGATAGATCACACCACAAACTGTGTTGGGGAACCGTGCACTCTCTACACGATTTAAGACAACGTGTGTCACTCCAATCTTACCAGCGGTGGGTTCATTCAACGACTCAAAGTAAGCGTTGAGTGCGAGACACTCAAGGTCTCGTTCAGAATAAATGTCATCTCCACCAATCGCCTCCGTTTCGAGAGAGAGTGAGGATGCGGAAGCCGCATTAGTGGAGATGACTTCTTCCAGACTATCCAGTCTAGTCGAAACCGAATCTATTAAATAATATTCAAAACTCAGTATAGATGCAAATAGTGCACCCACGGTAGCTACTTGATAACCAGTTCGCATACTTCAAACCTTCACGATGCCTCACTAAAAAACTGTTGCAACTCCTCGTAGTTTAGAACATCACCATTACGCATGGTGTACTCGACCTTGAAGTCGGACTTTTCGCCACCTTCCATTGGGATCCACGTCTCTTTTGCGGACGCAATCTCATAACGATAGTAACCACCGTCTTTGGTGTTATCAACTACCCGCTGGGCCAACCAACGGTCACCACCCCACGAGTATTCGATGGGTGAATCCCAATCTTCGATTGGATCTCCCACGCAATCGTCCATGATATCCCAGTCCAAGATGTACTCTTCGAAGTACTCATTGTTCTCTTCGATGAGAGCCGTCAGAGTAGGGATACCCGTTCTCAATTTCATCGCCTGATCTACAGTGATATCACGGACTATAATGGTGTTACCACCCTTGAACTTCCAGCGCTGCGGGCATTCGCCCTTACCGTCCCATGCATGGGCGCCGTAGTTCTCTTTGATTTGGGTGAAGATTACAAGTTTCATAATTAGCCTCCGATTAACACTTTACCTTGATCGATCTTGTCAAACAACTTATCGATCTCTTGTTGATGATTAAGAAGTTCGTTGATCTTCTTCTCATTCTGAGTCCAGATCCGTTGGAGCATCGCGAGCTCCTTCTCAGATATTGACTTCACCATGTGCATCGGTTTCATAACCAGTCCTCTCTCACCAAATTACATATACACTATAACCTACTCCGCAAGAAAAGTCAAGCGTTTTTTTGAAATTTTTTCAAGAGAACAGACAAGTTGTTTAAAATCAGATAGATGGAGAGAGTTGGGTCCATCAGATTTTGCGTTATCGGGGTCCGGATGTACCTCAAAAAAGAAGTTCTGGACCCCCATTGCGGCGGCCGCGCAGGCGAGAGGGGTGATGGCGGACCTATCCGAAGTCTCCACCTTTGCGGGGTTTTGGATAGAGTGAGTCACGTCAAACACCACATCGGGGTAGTTATTGATCATGTAGTTGAGACCCACGAAGTCCACCACCAATCTGTTGTAACCAAAAGAAGTTCCCCGTTCTGTCAACCAAACTTCCCTTGCACCGGACGCCTTGTCCAAGACATCTTGACAATCATAGGGAGACATGAACTGACCCTTCTTGATATTAACGATCTTACCACTGAGAGATGCGGCTTTGATCAAATCCGTCTGTCTTGATAAGAGGGCAGGGATCTGTAGGACATCCACACATTCATCATGTTCTGACGCGATGTTATAGACTTGATGAGTCTCATGTACATCGGTTAGTGTCTTCAACTCAGGAATTTCTGCCTTCAATCTCCAGAAATGATCCATACATTGTTTCAGTCCTACACCCCTTGCACTCGTCCCTTTACTACGGTTCGCTTTGTCAAAGGACGCCTTGAAGTAGTACTCAATACCATATTCGTCACAGATACCTTTGCAGTGTTCTGCAACTTCACGTGCCATATCGAACGACTCGAACTGGCATGGGCCTGCAATAATTCTCATACCAACTTATTCCTCATATGCCAAGAATGTACGTCACCCACTGTGTTAATCTCCATACCATCAAACTGAGTTTCGTATACACCAATCTCAACTTCATTTTCAATCCATCGAAGTTGTTCCAAACTCTCAATTTCTTCATACAGACTAACATCCCAGTTTCCATACTCTCTTAAGGTTGGTTGAGAGTATCCATATACACCAAGGTGACGTACACCGTAAGTTATGTCACGAGCGAACCAGTGTGCGAGTTCTTGGTTATGTACCATCTTCACATTGTTACGGTTCGACTGTTCCTCTTCTGTCATCTTGGTGTAAAGAGTACAGACATCCCACTCATCGTTACGAAGACCATGCGCCAGAGTCTCAATCATGTTAGTGGTAACATCAGGCATGTCTCCTTGGACATTGATGATGTACTTGTAGGGTTCCAACATAGGAAAGTATGAAGCGGAGGCACATCTTTCCGTACCGTTATGATAGTGTTGACTATCAATTACAACCTCAAAACCCTTTACACAATCCGCGACTCTTTTACTGTCTGTCAATACCACAACCGGATATCCAGACTTTTCGCAAGCCTCCGCAACACGTCTTACCAGAGGTACACCCCCCAATTTGGTAAGTGGTTTATGGATGAGTCTTTTACTCCCCAGCCTTGCAGGAATAAAGATCACCGTGTCCATCATCTTCCTTTCAAATTGGCGGGACCGAAAGGACTCGAACCTTTAACCTACGGCTTAGAAGGCCGTCGCTCTATCCAGTTGAGCTACGATCCCAGAGGGTTACTTCGTTTCACCAGTCTCTTCTGACTGAAACGCCTCTGCAAGTTGAATAACCTGAACCGCTTGGTCACGCAACTGACCAATGGTTGAGAGTTCTTCACCCTTAAAACCCCCACGTTGAACCACAGTATCAATCACTGCGATAGTGGATCGTGCGACCCGATTACTCAATTCATAGACCTGAGAGTGGTCTTGTGCCGGTGCGGCGGTCTCTGTCTTTGCCATCTTTTAAGCTCCGTAGTTAGATGATTTTTCAAGTGCAATATAGTACTCAATCTCTGACTGTTTTGATGCGAACCGTGAGATCAGTTTCGAAGAGATACTGACATCATAGTCCTCACTAACAATCTTGAGGTTGTTCACATTCAGAATAAAGTTGAAATCAACTCCTTCTTGATACGAACCTTCCACGTCAATCGAAAACGCATTCGAGGTTGCGTCCTTAGAATCAACAACAGAGATTTGTACTGAACCACTCTGTGGTGTGATAGAAATCTCATTGTGACCCAATGTCGCAGCAGCACGTTTGATTCGATTCAACGTGTCATTATCTAGTGAAAACTTAACTTCCGCTTCGGGCATAATGATGTCCTTGGAAGGAGTAGTCAATAGATCCGGATCGGAAAGAAAATACTTGATACGAGAACGACCAGTGTGATCGCCCACGACAAGGTAATCCTTCTCGAACTTGATGTTGGGTTTCTCTACCAGAGAGAGAACACCAAGAAACTCATTCAAATCGTAGATACCAAACTCTTGGGGAAACTCTTCCTCAAGGGTAGTCTTAGAGAAGACGTTCCTTGCAATAGAAACAGTCTTCAATTGTTTACCCGCACTGATCACAATGTTCGGGTTGATGTTTGCATAATTTTTAAGTACTTGCATAGTACGATCAGTTAGTTCCATTATATACTCCGCTTAGATTTTGGTTAACCAAATTTGTAATGACTTCCTAATGTTTTCCGGTGCAACCGGAGTTGTTTTGTGTCTCGCCCAACCGTCCAATACAACTGCACGATTTTCTGCGGGCGTGACACGTTTAACGTTATTCAAGTCAGCTGCATCATCATTATACAAAAACTCACCCCCTTTGTCAAGGGCCCATTCACGATTTAAATAAATTGTTGCCGCCCCATGTCTCTGTTCTGATTCAACCCCAGGCCTAAAGTCGTTATGCCAGTTGATGTAAGACTGTGGGGTCCAGATATGAAACATTGGACCTGTTACGTCTTGACACCTCAACCCAAACTCTTTGACCCTTTCATTAGTCTTTTCTTTTATGAGGTCATGGATTATTTTACCTCTTTCACCATGTGCTTGGGGGTAGTGAATGAGTACTAAAGGAGGCGCTTCAAGATCACTACCGTTCTGGTGTCTGTATAGTCCATCATCCCATAAAACCATGTTACACGAGAACAGATGGACTTCATCCTGTTTTGAATACAGGATCCCATTGAGGTAACTGGAAATCTCGTTCAGAGTTTCCGGATCATAGAAGTCATCGATTATGTTAACACTCATGCGGCTTCTTTCATCTTACTGAAGTTCTTCTCTTTGACGAATTCAATCCTGCGTTGAAACGCAGCGTCTTCCAGTTCCGCCTTGTGTGAGATAACAAACACGTTGGTCTCTTCACCCAGAGTGTGTATGATCTTCATTAGGTTGTCTACACCATCATCGTCCAAAGAAGAATCGAAAGTCTCGTCAAGGATGAGTAGGTTAGTCGCAACACTGTTTTTCATCTTCGCCACTTGTCTCCACGTAAATAGTAGGGACAAGTCGATACGTTGTTTCTCCCCCTCAGAGAAAGAGTCATAAGAGAAACTGTCACGAAAACGCGAACGGATAGTCTCGTTGAAACTCTCGTCCAGATCGAAGTGAACAAAGAAGTCTAAGATTTGTAAGTACTGGTTGGTCAGTTGGTTAATGACCGGAAGGTACTGTTTGATGATCTTGGTTTTGATCCCCGTATCCTTAAGAAGTTCAGCGTTGATCTGTTGATACGAGTAGTCCTCGTGCATACGATACTTCTCATCTTGTTTTGACTCTAAGTCCTTGTTCAGAGTTTGGAGTTCATCGTTTGCATCCTTGAGGTCACCAGTGTTATCTCCCAAGTTATCGATCTCTGCACGGATGCGTTCTATCTGTTGGTTAAGTCTGGTGATGGTCTGGTTGTTATTGTTAACCTCATTCTGTAGTACACGGGCAGACTCCAACTCCTTTTGCAGTTCAACGAGTTGATCATCAAACTCTTTCATCTGAGAGTCAGACTTACCCATCGCCTCACTGAGATCCTTTGCACGTTTGTTCGCATCATTCTTTTTAGTCTCACGCAGATCATCCGCAATATCTTGATCACACGTAGGACAGACAGAGTTGTCTTCAAAGAACTTCGCCTCCTTCACTACGGACTTGATCTGAGACTTGAACGTTGATTGATACTCAAGTAACTTCTCACGTGATGTCTGAACCTTCTGCAATTTGGAAGCCACTGACATAGAACGATCCATTGCATCTTGCATGTTCTTATCGTTAAAGTCTTGGAGTTCACTAATCTCCTTAAGAAGGGTTGAGATTGATTCTTCTTTCTCCTTACGGTGTGCGGTGTTTAGCGCCGACAAATCTCGCAGATACTTCTTCTGTGCGTTGATCTTAGTCTTGACCACCTCAATGGCGTGTCCATTCTCACGGATGTTTTCCTTGAGTATAGACATCTTCTCTTTCAGAATTGTGTTCATCTTGGAGAACATGTTGATGTCAAGTAGGTCTTCGATTACATCTCTACGAGAGTTTGCCGGAAGTTGCATAAACGGTACGAACGAAGACGAACCCAGTACAACGATCTGGTGGAACGACTTGTGGTTCAGTTTAAGGATATTCGTCTCAAGGATCTGTTGGTATTCCTTGGCGTGAGAACTCTGGTTCAACATGTTATCGTTGCACCATATCTCAAACTTGTTGGGTTTGATACCACGGAGTACCTTATACCTAACAGAACCGACTGAGAAAAAGACCTCAACTAGTGTACCCTTTCCGTTGATGGAATTGATAAGTTGAGGCTTGGATATCTTACGGTGTGGTTTACCGAACAATCCAAAACTGAGAGCGTCGAGTAGTGTTGACTTACCCGCGCCGTTGTGACCCACCACTAGAGTGGTAGGGGTAGATTGGAAATCTATTTCCGTAAAGTTATTCCCAGTGGAAAGGAAATTTTTCCACCGGATCTTTTCGAATTTAATCATAGGTCAATTATACTATCCCAAACAGGTCTTGTCAACCGTTTTTTGGATCTTGCGCCTGTTCTTTGAGTTTGTCTTGATCGACGCCTTTGGGTTGTTGCGTCTGTCCTTTGAATATGCGGTCCCAGTTATCATTGAACTGTTTCCGATCTTTGATAGGTCTTGGTTTGGATCCCTTACCCACTATACTACCTCCATTGATTGTGCCTCTGTCATCAACACAGATATCTCTCTTTTGATTCTCGACTTGTCCAGATCGGTCTGCACGTTGTCGATATAATTATACACCAAAGTTTCGGTATCGTCAATAGTGATGTTGTGGTCACCCACATTCTCACCAATGAACTCTTTGAAGTCCTCAACGATCTTGAGTTCGTGTATCTTCTGATTCTGGATGCGGTCTACGAACCGTTCGAAATCATAGGTGTCGCCCTTCTTCACTACGATCAACTTAACGAATTTATTATCAAGATATCGTAGGTCTTGGAACTTACGCATCTTGTCGGCATCGTAATACACCTTCTCGTAGATGGTGATAGGATTGTGTACCGGAGTAAGTTCTCTTGTTTCAGTATCAAGAATGTGGAAGTACTTCTTGTCATTGCAATCGTTCCAAAAGAACTCCATCTGAGAACCCAGATAGTGAACATTTCCCTGTGACGATTTTGCATGGAAGTGACCGGACAACACCATCTCAAAGTTCTCGAAGTGTTTAGGTGACATACCATCGTGACAGGGCATACCACGTTGCATATCGAACCCGACCAGTTCTAGGTGTGCACCTACGACAGGCGCCTTGCACTTCGAAAGAAACTTGAGTGTTGCTTCCTCATTCTCAGGGTTAATCCAAGGGATTAATGCGACATCTAAAGTGTCGTATTTAACCACGGTAGGTTCCATGATAACGTTGACTTCATTCATGTAGTGACCCAACAACTCTTTCAACGAATTCAGATCGTTGGTGTTCTTGTAGTAGGTGTCATGGTTGCCCGGAATGATATCCATAGTGATACCATACTCCCGCAATTTCTCTAGAAAGATTTTGCGGTTATGGTTCAACGCCTTGAAGTTGACTGTCTTACGGTTATCGTAGTAGTCTCCAAGGTGTAGGATCTGTTTGATGTCATTTTCTAGCAGATATGGAAAGAACACTTCTGAGTAGAAGCGTTCTTGGTACGACATAAAAATATCAGATGAGTTACGAATACCCGCATGGGTATCGTTTAAGATGGCAACCTTCACTAATCAGAGAACCTCCCGTCTTCCACTAGATGATGAAGACGATGTTTAAAAATTATCCACAGTAATTTGTGCAGGGACTCTTCTCTGTATGTCCCTGCGCTACATTCATATGTCCACATAATTAACCTATATTACCAGAATATGTAAAGGATGTCAAGTGTTTTATACAAGGAAATCCGACAGGTCTGAATCGACCTTGACAGTCCGTCTCTTACGTTTCTTCTCTTCTTCAACGTACTCTTTGAACTCCGCATCCGACTCCTTCACGGCGTCGATTCGATTACGCAACACATCGATAAAAGGTACAACGTGTTGCCATTCGGGGTCACCTTCCTGTTGATCAAGGAACTGTTCGACACCCGCTTCGGAGATGTACTTTAGTTTGATGTCCTGTTGTTTCTTCTCACGTGCAATACGACGAAGAAACGCATACCAAGAAATCTGTGTGAAGTATGCGAATGCGTTCGGGTTACCTGTACGAGTTGCGGTCTCAATGTTGTAGTTCTCAATCGCCTTGAGACAGTTCTCCACAGCGTCCATAACCATCTCTTCCCGATAGGTGTAACGGACGAAGTTAGACTTATGTGACAACCCCTCCGCAATCTTCAGGAAACAAGAAGCGATGTAGTTGGGAA